TTCTTTAAGTAGTCACGATCATAAAGGTCTTTGAGAAATTGTTTGAATCCTTCTTCTCCACGATCGGCAATAAACTCTTTCCATGACGAGTAACCTTGTTTGTAAGAGTAGACATTTCCAAGTGACTTGTGAACTTCGTCGGGTCTTTTGATCATTTGTTCAGTTGGTGGTTTTCTTGTTTATCTTGGCTTCCAACTCGGGGGTCATCGGGGGTGCCAGTGGAGCGCCATAAGATTCCAATTCAAAAAGACCAGGTGCCGAATTGGGGTTGCCGTCAAATGATGCGAATGCCGAGTGATCGAAGGATTCCACCTCACTGGGCATCATCGAAAGAACCCACTGCTTGACCTCCGGTCCCATCAAAGGTCTTCCGTCCTTGGTAATCAAGGCAGGCACGTGGGTTAGCACCTTACGGTAATCTTCTGGAATAGGTTCCTCGTGGATGTTTTGATACTTGATTTGGTCCTTTATGGGGCACTGATCCAAAAGTTTGAATATCTCGTGGCAGTGTTGACACCTAGGACTATACAACATGATAGCAAACATGCTTCCTTACAAACATTGATGAATTTATCAGGGGATATAATTTCGCACCATAATATAAGATGCGTATGCAGACTATATTTTTCATCGCGCTGGCGGTCGCGATTGTGTTGTATGTCGTGAAGAACCGCGAGGGGCTCAGGTGGGATCGTGGGTTTGCCGGGTTCCGCCCCGCTGTGTCAGGAGTGATCACCGAGGGGAATCTCGAAATCATGGGAAACCCAGTGGAGGACGTGGCGGTCAAGGCTCTGATGATCAAGAAGATTTTGGATGCCACGGTGCAGGAGATTTACAACAAGAATGGACTCAAGATGTTCCCGATCGAGACCGTGTTCATCCAGGTGTTTGACTCTCCTGATAAGATTAAGGAACTCAAACAGAAGCGCCCGGACGTCTACGATGCTTACGTCAAGTTCCTTCAGGCTCGTGACAAGGATGCGGTGCTCACCAGGGGCGGGGATGGAACCGCACAGGAAGAGTTGGCTCGCGCTTCCCTCATAAGTTACCTCGATACGCTCAAGCGCGACCAGGACTATGCCACGGTTCCGGACAATGTCCCGGCTACCTACCGCTGTCGCTTCCTTCTACTGGAGACCGAGCGCTTCTACGGCACCGAGGTGGACGTGATTGCCATGGGCGACGAAACCGGAATCAAGATTCAGGGCATCACCAGTCAGCCGCTAAAGGACGGCGAGCCCATCAAGGCCTTCAAGGATACTCTCAAGGCGGGTGAATGGATGCCCTACAACACCATTGCCAACGCCAACGTGCCCAACAAGAGCGCCCTGGCACTCGTCGATAAGGCGGTAAAGGCCAAGTGGGGTGAAGATTTCCAGACCTACGAGGCAACTGCCACGGCAGATGTGGGTCAGTTTAATCCCCCAGTCACGCCTTATTTGCGATAGGAAAAACTTTAGAATTAGTAGACAATGCCTCTGAGAGTGGACGAGGTACAACAGATCGACCACAGAAAGCGAGAGCTAAAAAAGAAACTCTATACGGAGCTATACGAACGCGCCAGCACCAAGGTGAGGCAAGTCGCCGATTTGGGACTGCACGAGACCTGGGTGCAGGTGCCTTCGTTCCTTATAGGATTTCCTTCATTCGACCTGGACAAGGCAGCCCAGTACGTCGAGCGCCAGTTCATCAACGGCGGGTTCTTCACCCAGCTTTATGAAAATGGACAATTGTTTGTTTCGTGGTATCCCAAGACGTCCAAAAAGAAAGCCGGGTCCAGGTCCAGGTCTGAGCCCAAGGAACCGGAGAACGAGTTTGCATCCCTGGCGAACCTCAAAAAAGCCGCGGACAAATATCGCTGAATTAAATACGTTTTATCAGTAACTATGGACAATAACCTTAATGTTCTTGTGGAAGCCAAGAAGGAACTTTTGAATCAACTTTCGTCCACGATTCTCCCGAGCGCACTGGACTGCATGGACTCTCTCTATGCCGAATCCAAGGTGGAGACCCAGGGACGCAACACGCTCAAGGCGTTTCAGGAGAAACTCACCAAGATCCCTCAGTGGAACAACTACCAGATCGATAGCGAGGTGGGCAAGTGTGTGGACCGGTGCGGTGGATGTCTGGACGAGATGACGGCGGCGTGCTTCGTGGCTACGGTCAAGATCATTTCGTCGGTCAGGCTCTCCAAGGATTCCCGCAAGGTGTCGCTGAAGATTCCCACCAACGACGTATTCGTTTTGGGCGTCTACACCAATGTCGCCAAGCGAATCTATGAAGACCCTTACATCTATCAGGAGGTGGTCAGCAGGAACGACCGCCGCAAGGATCTTCTCAAGCGAATGGACGGTGTGGTCGAGGAGACGGTCAAGGAGATGCTCCCGATCAATCAGATCCTGAAGACCTACCTGAACAAGAATGCAGTGGATGTGATGAATGGCGAACCCATGGAGCCCGAGCCCGAGCCGGAGATGGAACCGGAGCCCGACATGTTCCCCGGCGATGGTGAGTTGCCGGTGGAGGACGAACCTGAAATATCAGAAGAGTCCATGGAACCAACGGAGCCCGCAGAACCCGAGGAACCTTCGTTGCCGATGCCAGAGGAGCCAGTCGAGGCGTCTCAGGAAGAGACCAAGAGTTTCACGTTCAACGACAAGATCATGAAGAGGGCACCCATGCCACAGATGGAGGAAGAGGAGGACTTTTCCATCAACCCCAGTGCGAACCGTTAAACATACTAAAATCTGCTTTATTTAATAATGATCAGTGATTCGCTTAAAAATCCTTTGGTCGCGGCGTTGGTCGGTGCAGTCATCACAATGGCCTATATCCAGTTGGTGGCACGTCTCAATCGCGAGGCGCCTCCCAGGAATGCCGACATGATCAAGCCAGCAATTCTGAATGCCATCTTGGTGGGCACGATAGTCTATCTCGGAATCTCTCAGCGCGAGGAGATCTACGAAACACCTTTTCCAGAAGTTAGTCGCGGTATGTAGTTAAAGATTTTAGTCTAATTAAATAATACTATGGCCAGCGTAGATACATTCAACGAGCTTCTTTTACAGTTTGTGGATGAGTTGGCTCACACGTTCCCAGAGAACACCATTGTGAAGACCTACAGGAATACGGTCGGCATGCTGATCAAGAAGGACCCTGGTGTCTGCCTGGAAACGTTTATGAAGAATGTGAAACCCCATGAAGATCTCATTCGCAATCAAGACGAGCGCATCTTCGAGGAACTTTCACGTAGCTATGGAATTTTGAAGACGCTCGACCTCGAGTCTATGTGGAAGTCTGAACTTTCGGACAACAGCCGGTCAGCAATCTGGCAATACGTCCAGGGACTCTACGTCCTCGGAAACAACGTCGGCGAGGATGAGATTCAGGCGTCCCGTCAAACCAACATGGACTTTTCGCCAGAGAAGATCAACCAGATGTTTGCACCCCAGGGACCGGATGGACAGGAGAATCCACTGGCCAGTCTGCTCGGAAATCTGATGAAGCCTGAGATTATGGAGGAGATGACGTCCAAGGTTGAAAAGGAGTTCGGTGACGGTCAGGGTGGTCTTGACGAGAACAAGATCATGCAGGCACTGGGACCGATGATGGGCAACCTGACCAAGATTCTTCAGCAGCCACCGCAGTGAAAAAATTAACTAGTCAATAAATAAGAATGGAACAACCGTGGTTTAGAAATCCATCGCACTTGTTTGCCAAGAACAAGGTGCTGATCTTTTGGCCTTTGGCTAAGCAGACCCCCGTGGAGAGGCTCAACGCCGCCACTCGGTTCATCCTCTACACCATGGCGATCCTTTACGTGATTAACCGTGACATCAGGGTCATTTACCTGGGTCTCACAGTTATTATGGTGATGGCGTCCATGTTTTTGGCGGGTGGCATCAAGGAAGCCATGAGGCCCGCTTCGTTCGAGAATGAGGGCGCACGCTTTAACGCAACCACCCCAGGGCAGGCATGTGAACAGCCGACCAAGGAAAATCCGATGGCCAACGTGCTTCTCTCGGATTACACAGACAACCCGAAGCGCCCGGCGGCGTGCTATTACCCGACCGTCAAGGACAAGGTGAAGAAGTTCCTGAACGAAGGCACACCCACGGATCAGGCGGACGTCTATTCGAGCCGCAATCAGTCATTCCGTGCCTTTTATAGCATGCCGTCCACGACCATCCCCAACGATCAGAGTGCCTTCCTTCGATCCGCCTACGCCCCGTTGGTGAACAAGGTCTGCAGGGACGATGGAAGTGCTTGCTACCCCAACGACGCTTCCATGTTTGGTCAGTCCAGGATACCCGAACTTCAGCAGCTCAGAGGCACTTTCGGCGGCACCACTAGTTAAAATCTCTGGTGATAGTAATATGGCTTATCAGCTCAACACATCAAAGGTTCTTTTGGATGCCGAGAGTCTGCCTGTGGATTGCGCCTACGATCATGTGATCGCGCCTCCGGTGGTCAGCAACCTCAACTACGCCGGCTCGGGTCGTGCCTCGACGCCCATCTACGGGACGGCTCCCTATATGGCGGGTAAGGGTGCTCCCGGTCCTCTGATCCTGGTCGAGGACATGCTTCGCCCTCAGTCCACCACCTTCTTCAAGAAGGGTTATCAGGGTCGCGAGTATGACTTTCCCTCCAAGGACATGTCGTGCTCTGTGCCGCTCCGAACCAGGTCATGGGATCCCGCGAGCAGCCGGGCCGAGGTCCAGAACGTTCTTTTTGAGCGTAGATACAAGTGATTTTTAAAATCTACTCTAGTTTTAATATGGACCCATTGAGTCTTGTGGCCTTGTTAGGGATTGCTGTGGCGGGTCGTCAAATTGCCAGCAGTGACCGCAAAGAAGGTTTTACTCCAGCACCCGTTCCGAACCGAGAGACACAGCAGTTGCCGTTTTTTGGCAACAATATCAATACACCGAGTCAGGATTTGACCCTTGTGACCGATATTCTATCTGGACCTTATGTCGACACATCAAAACAGAAAAAAGAAATCGTTGCGACCCTTCAGGACACTTCTCCCAATGTTCAGTTTCCGTTTGGTCAGCCCGTCTACAATCTGTATGATCGCCAGAATGTATCCAGTCGCATGAACAATCTATCGTCCGCAGAGCGCAGGTTCGTCGGTCCAGGTCTGGGCGTCCCGGCTAACGTTCCCGCCTACGGTGGCTACCAGCAACAGTTCCGCGTGATGCCCAACAACGTCGGCGCGTACCGCTTGACCACGCTTCCAGGTAGGTCGGGTCCTGCCAAGGACTTTGTGTCTAGGGGTTCGGAGCGTCTGACGGTTACTCAGAACCGTCCTCAAAAGACCTATCAGCTTTTGGGCGCAGAAGGCAAGCGTCCATTGGAGAGGGGTCGCGCGCAGGGACAGGGTGGCATGCTCACCGGTCAGCGTGAACGCGAGATGTACGTGAAGACTCAGCGACCCACAGTTCGCTCAGAGACCACGACCCGAATGGACGGTCTCGAGTTCGGTGCGGCCAAGAAGTTCGTTTCTGCGGGAACTCTTCAGGAGGCTCCTACCCGAAACAAGGCGAACTTCGCTTCAAGGATCAACGACGTGGCAGCTCCGGGCATTCACTCATTCGAGGGAGCCTATCAGAACACCCAGAATACCATCCTGCTCCGCCCCGCCGACCGCGGCAATAAGGGCTATACACCTCCTGGTGGTCGCATGAACGTCCGCGGGAATGCCACCCAGGCTCAGGGTGCCACCACACACACTCGCGATAGCGCTTCGACCGTTATCGAGGGCGGTGCCGGGAATCAGTATCTCGGTCAGAACTACGATATCACTTGGAAGCAGAATAACAATGCCTACAAGGGAAATGCAGATTTCAGAACAAACAACCTGGGTCTTGCCGTCAAGCAGTTGGACAACAATCCGTTCGCTCTTTCGCTGGCTCAACGCTAAACGTCATAGATCCTACATTCTAGAGCATGGGGTTCTTCCTTACAGAACATCTCCATGGCATCCAGTTTGTTCTCTTGTTCACGAACCCTTTGGTCGTGAAGACGAGAATATATCTCTTCGTGTTCCATCCAGTCATGGACGTATTTGTGTGGTTTTTCGATCATCCGTTTTGTGGGTCTTTTCAGTTCGGTGCGCTTCTTGAACATGTACGGCGACACGTTCCTGAACAAGCAACTGTAGTAGAGCATATTTAAAAATAAAAGTCATTATATTTTTAAGTATGAGACACGAGACGATCGCCATGGAAGTTTCGCCCTTGGAGTTCGAGGGTATCAGGGTTGTAGACTTCGACGCCCAGGTGGATGACGATGAAAAAATGGTGATCGTCACGATGTCCAGATACTTCATTGGGGACCTCCATGATGAATGCGTCAAGAAGACCGAGAAGATGTTCAAAGGATACAGGGTTAAAACTAACATGAGAATGTAATTCAAGATGATTGAGACAACTACGATTGAGGTACCAGTGAACCCCTTCCACTTTGATGGGATGCGAAGTATTGGAGTACCCATCAAGGTGGATCACAAGGAACAGATGATCTACGTGGATTTCATGTCAAACCAGGGAACTCAAATTATGGAAAATTTCCTTGACGAAGTCAGGCACAAGTTTTCGGGATATGAAATCAGGGTAGCCAGGCTTGACCAGTGAGCACCGCCTTAGCATACTTGGTGGCTATCATAGAATGAATCATCGGCCAGTCCATGACGTTACTGGCGGTGACCGACAGACCAAATGGATTCGAGTTTACGAACTTGACAAACTCCTTGCCGTTCTTTTGAGAATCGGGTGAAGTGTAATACTCCATCTTCTCAAAAGAGCCCTTAAGCCATTGAACATGCTTTTCATTTTTTGGGTCAAACTGATCCATCGTTATTAATTGAATATGTTTTTATGTCTTTAATTAGTAGTATGAGTTCCATTGATAACTCCTTAGAGGGGGGAGGAAGTGCGTCGGCTTCAGGGAAGAAGGGCGTCATCCAGTTGAGTGATGGAAACTTCAACCTGACTTCGAACAAAGACCTCAAGTCCGATCCAGCAACCGGAACCATCACCACAACGGGTTTGACCACTACCGGAACTGTATTTGCTGGTACTGTTTCGGCAACAAGTTTAATTGTAGATACACTTACTGAAAGTTTAACGGTGGTGGGTGATGCATCCATCACTGGGAATGCCATCGTGGACGGTTCCGTGTCTGCTACGATATTTGATGGAGATGGTGGTCTTTTAAGTAACATTACAGTTGCTTCATCTGATACTCTCCAGTCTGTCACGACTCGCGGCGCCGTTACAACGGATACCATAACAGTCGGTGCACTGTCAACTTCAGGGTTTGTCCAAGGCGCAACCATCTCTTCCACGGGTCAAGTAATCGCCACAGGTTCACTAACAGGTGCTTCCGCAACGGTCTCGGGACAGGTTCAGGGTGCCACAGTATCTTCCACGGGTCAAGTAATCGCCACAGGTTCGCTTACGGGTGCGTCCGCAACGGTCTCGGGACAGGTTCAGGGTGCCACAGTATCTTCCACGGGTCAAGTAATCGCCACAGGTTCACTAACAGGTGCTTCCGCAACGGTCTCGGGACAGGTTCAGGGTGCCACAGTATCTTCCACGGGTCAAGTAATCGCCACAGGTTCACTAACAGGTGCTTCCGCAACGGTCTCGGGACAGGTTCAGGGTGCTACAGTTTCATCCACCGGACATGTGATAGCAACAGGTTCGGTCACAGGAACAACGATGAATACGCCAACCTTGGTCGTGAGCAAGGATGCTCGGATTACCGGAAATCTAACAGTTTCTGGTGGTTTGGTTACGATCACAAGTACCACCACCGGTACCAATCAGATCGATATCACCAACAACGGGACGGGACCAGCCCTCATAGCAAAGCAGACCGGTGCACAGCCCATCGTGAACTTTTTGGACGACAGCGCAAGCGCTCTTTTCATATCGGGTGGCGAATTGACAGGCAAGGATGGGTTTGTGGGTCTCGGAACGGAAACCCCACAAGAACGCTTGGATGTTCAAGGAAATATTGTTTCAAGCGGGACAATCTCGTCAACTAACGTCAAGACATCCAATTTGACGGTGACGAATTTTCACAGCGTTACTGGAACCTTAACTGCATCCAATATAGCCACATCAAACTTGACTGTCAGTAATCGTCTCTCGGGTGGTACCATCTCGGTCTCCAACGTGGAAGCAACGGCAAACTTGGTGGTCGGTGGACCTGTGAACATTACAGGGACGCTTTCAGCCGGAGGTTCACTAACGGGACCATCTGTAACGGTATCCGGACAGGTTCAGGGTGCCACTGTCTCGTCCACGGGTCAAGTGGTCGCCACGGGTTCACTTACCGGAGCGTCTGCGACGGTCACTGGACAGGTTCAGGGTGCCACTGTCTCGTCCACGGGTCAAGTGGTCGCCACGGGTTCACTTACCGGAGCGTCTGCGACGGTCACTGGACAGGTTCAGGGCGCCACGGTCTCTTCCACGGGTCAAGTTGTCGCCACGGGTTCACTAACAGGTGCTTCTGCAACGGTAACCGGACAGGTTCAGGGCGCCACGGTCTCTTCCACGGGTCAAGTTGTCGCCACGGGTTCACTAACAGGTGCTTCTGCAACGGTAACCGGACAGGTTCAGGGTGCCACGGTCTCGTCCACGGGTCAAGTGGTCGCCACGGGTTCACTTACCGGAGCGTCTGCGACGGTAACCGGACAGGTTCAGGGCGCCACGGTCTCTTCCACGGGTCAAGTGGTCGCCACGGGTTCACTTACCGGAGCGTCTGCGACGGTCACTGGACAGGTTCAGGGCGCCACGGTCTCTTCCACGGGTCAAGTGGTCGCCACGGGATCACTGACAGGCGCTTCTGCAACGGTAACCGGACAGGTTCAGGGTGCTACCGTCTCGTCCACGGGTCAAGTGGTCGCCACAGGTTCACTAACAGGTGCGTCCTTGACGGTGACTGGTGATGTCCAAGGTGCCAGTGCCTCTCTTGGAGTGATTGACGGAACTTCTGTTGTGGTGACTGGAAAAGTCCAAGGTCTTAACCTAACATCCACTGGAACCCTTTCGGCGGCTGGCATCACTTCTTCTGATAATGTGACCATCATTGGTGCCGACAAAACTCTTACAGCTTCGAATATTGCTTCTTCAAACCTCACAGTAAGCAATCGTCTATCGGGCGGTACCATTTCAGTGTCCAACGTGGAAGCAACAGCAAATCTGGTTGTAGGAGGACCGGCGAATATCACAGGGAGTATCTCGGGTGGAGCGATTGATGGTTCATCATTGACCGTAACGGGTGATGTCCAAGGTGC